TTATCACCGACGGCAGCTCCCTCATAAATAACATCAGCGGCAATCATGGGATACTCGTTGACGTTACCAAGTTCATAATCACGAATCTTATCTGCAATTAAGGTACCCATAGTCTACCCCCTCTTGATCCTGATGTTTTTCTCGTTCTTGAGAAAAGCAAGGTAGGCATCGAAGTCATCGGCAAACTCATCTCGAAGTTTTGCTGACTTCTCCCATTCAGTCTTTGCCTTTTCTCCAATGGGACGATTGTCACTGCTGCCGGAAGGGGAACCATCACCGGGTTCCGGGGAATCGACGTGCACATCTTTTCCGTCTTCTTCCAGATCATTCAGTTTATCTTCACGCTTCTTCTTCTCTGCTGAGATGATAAGTGTCGCGGCCTTCTCACCGGAAGTTTCCCCGTCAAACATCACCTTTTCAATCAGAGCCTCATGGCCCGGGATCAGCTGACTCTTTACAGCCTGGATCCTGGTCCGTTCTCCTTCCGCACCCTGTTTTGTTGCCTCGGCCAGCTGCTCATCTGAGACGGCGCCTGCCGCTTTTCCCAGGTCAAATACTTCCTGGTAGGTTTCAGGATACTTTGCCTTAAATTCTGCTGCGGTGAGTTTCATAAACCCAGCCTCCTTTTGTCCTGTTGTTGCTGTTTCTGCTTTCGTGTCGGCACCGCGACTGTGAGCAAAAACTTCACTGCTGTGAGAATTCTCTGAAATATTTATGAGCTGCTCAAAGGTTGAAACACCGTCAACCAGACCAGCTTCAATTGCCTGCTGTCCGATAAAGATTTTCCCCTCGGCCATATCGTTTAAAACCGTCTCGGGTTTCTCTCCCCGGAAGGTCGCCACATCATTGATGAAAATTGTGTAAAGGAAGTTTACCTGGTCCTGAAGATATTCCTTCTCCTCGGCTCCCAGGGGCTTGTTGCTCGAATAGGCTGCCTTATATTTGCCTGCCTTGATTTCTGTTACCTTGATGCCGAGGTATTTATCCATTTCGCTGTATTCAACATGGGTTGAGATAACCCCGATGGATCCGACCTCTGCTGTGTCTCCGGATATAATGACCTTGTCTGCAGCAGATCCGATCCAGTAAGCGGCACTTGCCATAAGACCGTCAGTAAAGGCGATGATCTCTTTTTCTCCCCGGGCCTGGTACACTGCCCGGGCTGCTTCCTGGGTACCGTCAACGGTTCCGCCGGGAGAATCGATGTGGAGAATTATCTTTGAGACATCGCTGTCTTTCTGAGCTTCTGCGATTGCCTTTTTAATTTCCAGTGTAGATGTCCCGCCATAGAAGACCCGGGAGAAGGCGCTGGATTCTTTTGAAATAACCCCATGGATAGGAATAATGGCCGCACCGTTTTTGACTTCATAGCCTTTCTCTCCTTGACTCTTCGGTTCGAAGGAAAGAATCTTGGTTTCGATTTCTTTCAGATCGAGTTTCTCTCCCTGGTGATGGGCATCGAGGATGTATGATATGCTCATCAATTTACGGGGATGAATTGCCAGGGGACTGCTTAAAATATCCATCAGTTTCATTCTTCTGCTCCTAGTGATTCGAGTTCTTTCTCAAAGACTTCTTCTTTGCGGATCTGGGTCTTCAGGTCGTTCCAGTCATCACCGGAATATTCCAGAGCTTCACGCCGCCTGGTTGATATCCGCAGGGACTTAACCCGCTTCTCTGCGGCGACTAGTTCTTTTACCGGATCAAGGTGTCCGGGAGCCGGACCGATCCATTGAGATCCCAGGAAAGCCTTTCGTATCAGGTGGTCATCAAAGAATCCCGGGGCGTATAATCTACCACTGGCAATCGCTTCCCACATCCAGATCTCATAAACCGGTTTGCAGAGATTTGCAGCCAGCCAGCTTCTACGGGCCCGGAAGAACCGCCAGGCATCCAGGAAGGCCGCTTTTGATGCGGAGAAGGAAGACTGGTAACATTTCATGACGATTTCATAGGGGAGCTCCAGCCCGATAGCAACCTGCTTCAGGATGGAAGATACAAAGGGGTCAAAGGCGGTATTGGGCCTTCCCGGATTTGCTGATTCAACTTTTTCATTTTCAGCCAGATCTATGATTGCCCCATACCCCAGCTTTGTTTCTGATTCCTTGTCAGATGAACTTCCCCCGGGAGACAAGTCAGTCTCATTACCCATGCCGGAGTCCCCATCTTCTGAGGTGATAAATACGGTATACATGCCTGCCACAATAGCTGCCATGAGCTCGGCTTCCGTGTAGCGATCAAGCTGTTTCAAGGGTTCCATAACAGGTGTGAGGTAAGGAATCCCACGGGTCTGTCCTGGCCGCAGCTGCTTGAAAAGGTGCAGCACATTGGGAAGACCGGTTTTATTTCCGAAGGCCGGAATCTCATCCCACTCCATGCTTCGAGCATGATCATGTAGGCTGCCCGGGTGTCCTTTGGTGATATGGTACCCTACCGGGGCCCCATACTGATCCTTGACCACACCGTCAAAGATGCGTTTCCCGCCTTCCTTATACGAGCCATTGGGAGTATTATCTTTATTACAGATCCGGTCTGCTTCGACCATCTGCAGCTTTAACTTATACGGGGATCCTTTTCGCTCCATACGGGGAGTCAAAATAGCAACATCCCCGTTGACCAGGACCTGGCGAAGAGCCAGCTCCTGCTTTTCATAAAAGTTCTGGATGCGCTCGATGTCGCATTCCTTTGATGAGGCAAAGAGATCAAACTCACGTTCAGCCTGTTCTTCCCACCGGTCTGCCTCAGCATCAGTCATGCCGATTTTTTCTTTCAGGTAATCGCGGTCAATCCGTGAGTCGAGGCGAAGGCCTCCGCCCACAACATTCAGGCAGACATTACTTATGGTTCCGCCGGCGATGGGATTATTTCTTTCAAGATCACGGCTTCGCTCAATCAGGGTATCGCGATCAAATTCAAGATCCGTATCAGCGTCACCGGTAGTGCCCCGCCATTTCCGCAGGCTTCTCTTTTTCCTCGAGGCTCCTGTGTAACTATTGACGATTGCAAGATGTGCCCGGGCCTGTCGGCGTTTCAATCCTGCCCGGGGAGACACAACCTCAACGGCCTTATCAATTATATTTGGTTTCACTTCAATTTTGTTCATTGCTGTTACCGGTATGCTATCCTCATGCCGCCCCGTCTGGCCCGGTTGAGTCTTTTACTCCAGAGCTTGATGCCTTGCTGAACCGCCTCGAGGTCTGCCCTGGTGAAAGTGCGTCCCTTGATGGTATAGGACTGCCCGGCGAGGATCCGCTCCTCTGCCTGCAGATACTTATCAAGCTGTTGTTGGCATTGTGTTTCGGTAAATGCTGGCATCCGGTTCTCCTTGAAATTTTTGCACAAAAAAAAGGGCGACACATCTCAAAAGATAGATTGCTCATCTTTTGAGATGTGTCGCCCTCACGTATCGGTTACGACCTGCCGCCGGTAATCCGACGACCTATGTAATAAAAATTATGATATCTCAGTAATCTGGCATCGAATCTTTTCCGGCCTTGAAACATTGACAGGAATATCGAACGATACTTTTACAGAAGTATCAGGATAAAGACTCTTGAAGTCAATTAATTTTTCTCTTATCTCTTGCATTATTTCTTTTTTTTGTAAATTAGCATCCATTATCATTACACCTCATCATAATTTTTAAACTTTAACACCTGCACTTCTCACCTTCCTCTTCTTGATCTTCTTCGATGAAGGAAGTAAATTCTTAACGGGTATCTTTTCTTTAACCGCTTTCCCGACTGCTCCATAGTATTCGCACCGTTCATTCAAGGCCTTTGCATTGGGGCAACGCATCCTAAGCGCTGCCAGGCTGTAGACCTCTAAGTCCCAGGCCTCATTGCGTTCATTCTTCGGATTGACCCACATCTTCACTATCCTTCCCCCAACCTTTTTCTTGAGTTTCTTCTCAACGGTCAGCTGCTGGAAAAACTCATAACTGAGATCCGGAAAATGATACACTGCAGGGCCGAAGCGTTCCTCCGGATCCTTGCGGAGTGTGTGTCTCAGCCTGGCCGAGACCGTATCCTTGGCCGCCTGGGTACCTATCATGTAGAGGTTAATCTTGTAATCCTTTCCCGCCTTGGATCGTTTGCTTTTGCTGGGAGGAGACACCAGCTGCTTGAATGGGTTGGTGTCCCCCTTGATACCCCGGACGTTCATTCTTCGCTCCCGGAGTTTCACATATTGATATACCTGGTCGGTACGGTGGCCGCCCGTATCGATGCAGACGATTGAGATTGGGATCTGCACTCCGGAGCGGTGTTCATAGGGGATCTGGATAAACTGGTCCAGCTGGTACCAGGGATTGACTTCTGTATTCTGCTGTTCGAACAAGTGCTGCTGACCGGGATTAGAAAATGAATCAGGGATGATGGAAGTGTCTCCCCAGAAGACCCGGTGCTCCAGGGCCCAGGACTCTTCCCCCTTTCCCCAGGCCTTTGTGTACACCTCGAGGCGATCATCCTGGGTATCCACAACACAGGTTACCACTCCCGCCTCTTCCGGAACAATAGGGTCATACTGCTGGCGGAGCTCATAAAGGTCAGCGACCTCGAGGGCCTCCCGGTCTTCTGCCCAGGGAAGCCCCAGGGCCGTGTTCCACCAGACCCGGAACTTATCCGGATCGTTTTTGCCAGCCAGAAAATCCTTCACCGTTTCTGATAATTTCTTCCAGGGAGCGTACCACTCAGGCAACATGCCGAATCCCGCAATGCCGTTAAACTCAGCTGTAGCAATCCATTCTCCCTGCTTCACCGCTTCATTGATCTGGGTATCGTTCC